AAACAAGTAGAAACTAAAAAGTTTGATGAACCTCAAACTAAACCTCAAATAACTCTACCAGACAATGTAGAAAAACTAGTAAAGTTTATGCAAGAAACTGGAGGTAGCGTAGAGGATTATGTAACATTAAACAAAGATTACACAAGTTACAATGATGATCTACTTGTAAGAGAATATTATAAAAAGACTAGACCACATTTATCAGATGATGAAGTTAGTTTTCTAATGGAAGATAACTTTAAGTATGATGAAGAAGTGGACGAAGAAAGATTTGTACGTAAGCAAAAACTTAAGTACAAAGAAGAAATTGCAAAAGCCCGAACTTTTCTGGATACAATGAAGAGTAAATATTATGATGAAATCAAGTTGAGGCCATCTATTACTAATGAACAGCAGAAAGCTATGGATTTTTTCAATAGATATAACAAGGAACAATCAACCTTGCAGGAAAAGAGAAACATGTTTATAAACAATACTAAAAATTATTTCCAAGATAAATTCGAAGGTTTCGATTTTGAAGTTGGAGATAAAAAATTTAGATATAAAGTTTCTAACACTTATGATATAGCAGATAAT